AATGAATATATGTTTGCTGAAGATAAGGTATCTCAAGACCAGGAGATTGTAGAGTGGCAAATGATATGTGGTACAGCATTTAGAATGGTGTTACCTGACAGTTCTGACGATTTAGACGAAGCCCCATTTGAGATATATACCTTAGACCCAAGAAATACATTTGTAGTCTACTCGAGTGAAATAGGTAATGAACCTTTAATGGGGGTTAAGTACTATGTTGACGATGATAATGTAAAGCATTATTCGGTGTACACAAAGGATAATTACTTTACCATTGACGGTGATTTAATAACAAATGCTCAGACACACGCACTGGGAGATATCCCTATTATTGAATATCCGGCTAATAATGCAAGATTAGGTTCGTTTGAGATAGTATTACCGCTACTGGATGCGATGAATAATGTCGCAAGTAATCGTATGGATGGTGTAGAACAGCTGGTCCAGGCATTTATCAAGTTTATAAATTGCGATATCTCAAAAGAAGAGTACCGAGAGTTTCTTGAGTTAGGTGCAATAAAGGTTAAGTCAGTTGATGGGCAAGCGGCGGATGTTGGTGTAGTCACCACAGAACTTAATCAGACACAATCACAGACACTTAAAGACGATTACTATAATGCAATGCTTACAATATGTGGTATGCCGAATAGAAACGGTAGTAAATCCACAAGTGATACAGGTGCAGCGGTTGTACTTAGAGACGGTTGGTCTGATGCTGAAGCAAGAGCAAAGGACAGTGAGAATGTCTTTAAGAGAGCTGAAAAGAAGATGCTTAAGCTGGTACTAAGGATATGTGAAGATTTAAGAGACAGTACACTGCATCTTAGAGACATTGATATGAAGTTCACCCGTAGGAATTACGAGGCTATACAGAGTAAATCACAGGTTCTTATATCAATGTTACAGGAACCTAAAATACATCCACAGTTGGCTTTCCAACACAGTGGAATGTTTAGTGATGCGGAGTCTGCTTATTCTATGAGTATGAAATACTATGAAGAGCAGATGATTAAGGAAAAAGAAATTATGTCAGAGAAGACGGAAATCACAGATGATATCACAGAAGATGTAAAAAGACAAAGGAGTAATGAATAATGAAGATAGATGTATCTAAGATTGAAGGATATGCTGATATGACACCTGAGGAGAAGATTGCAGCATTGGAGTCATATGACGCTGAAGATAATCATGACGGATATATAAAGAAGAAGTTGTTTGATAAGACCGCATCTGAATTAGCTGAGGCTAAAAGACAGTTGAAGGCGAAGATGACAGAGGATGAAATTAGCAAACAGAAGGAACAGGAGGAAAGGGCGGAACTTGAAGCCAAGTATAATGCTTTACTTAGAGAAAGTAATATATCTAAGTATAAAGCTAAGCTACTGGGATTAGGATATGACGAGGAGTTAGCTGATTCAACGGCAGAGGCTATGATTGATGGTAATTCCGAAGTTGTATTTACCAACCAGCAGAAGCATTTAGCTAGTGTCGAAAAGAAACTGAAGGCTGATATTTTAAAGAATACACCGAAGCCGACAGGTGATGGTGAGGCTAAGAGTATGACCCTTGAGGGATTGAAAAAGATGTCTCCTAAGGAGAGGTATGAATTTTCAAAGACCAATCCCGAAGAATACAAATCATTATATACAGATACAGGAGGTAATGAATAATGGCTCATACAATTTATGAAAATTTTTATCTATCGAATGAAAAAAATCTAGCCTTAGCCTCTCGCTATTCTCTGGAAAAAGTAGCTCACATATATAGAGAACTATTAGATAGGAACTTCTAGGATGTTGTAAGTTGATCAATCTAGCTTTTCTTACTAGTCCAATACAATAGAAAACTAAAGGAAGACTATATGAAAGCAAAATCTAAACCCATAGCCGTCATTTTGATTCGTTCGGGTTCACGCGGCTTAGTGGATAAAAATATCAAACCTCTTGCAGGTAAACCCTTGGTTTTCTATACCATAGAAGTCGCTCTAGCCTCCAAGCTATTTAGTGACATCTGGGTCTCCTCAGACTCACTCGCCTATCTAGAACTCTGTCGTCAAGCTTATCCAGAGATTTGTTATGTCCATAGACCAAAAGAATTGGCCCTATCAACAACCTCTAGCTTAGAGACCTTACGAGACTTTTTACAGCCCTTTGAGGAAGGTCAGGTCTTTGTGAATCTACAGGTGACCTCACCCTTGAGAGAGGTGGAGCACCTCGTCGAGTCCTATCAACTCTACTGTCAGTCTGGGGCCGACCATCTGATTTCCTGTGTTAAGGCAGACAAGAGTCGTAGTCTTTACTTGCAGTTAGCGGAGTCGTCATTTATCCGTCCGCCTCAGGTTTCCAAGCACTATGCTCGGCAGAAAGAGCCTGTCTATTACTATCCCAACGGTAGTATTTGGATTTCTCGCAAGGACCTTTACCTACGAGATGAGACCTTTTACACAGATAAGACAGTAGCCTATGAAATGCCCAAACTCTATTCTTATGATATCGACGATGCCTTGGACTTTGAAGTCGTTGAGACCTTGCTGCAACATCACCACCTAGGAGAATCAAAGAGATGAAACACCTCATCATTGCCACAACGCCCTTGCAGGCCAAGATTGCCCAGCATATCAAGGGACTCTATCCTAATCAGGACTTTGTCAGACTTTATGTCAGTCCTGTCAAAAATGCCCGTCAGGAGCATTATGCAAAGGATTTTGACCATGTTCACTATCCTCAGGATGCAGAGGACTTGGCTCAGATTTGTCAGGAGCTGGCCGGCGACTATGACACCATCTTTTATGCTAGCTTTGACAATAGCTTGATTCTGGACTTGGTTGCTAGTTCAAACTACCAACACCTCATGAGTTTTGATGATGGCTATGCGGATATTTACCCTTTGGGAATGTATGCTCTCCCTCTTCAACCCAGTCAGGTGGGGCCTTTGGGTTTGACTAGAGATGACTTGATTGAGCGGACGGAAAAGCACTTTACTCTCTATCGCAGCGACTACCATGTCGTAGCTAGAGAAAAGCTTGTTTATCTGGAGCATTTTTTTGACCTGCCCCAAGCACCCGTTTCAAATGGTAAGACGGTTAAGGTCTTGTTGGGTCAAAAGTTCTCTGAAGAGGATGACCAAATCTCCATCCGCTTTATTAGTACCTATGCCAAGGCCTTAGCCATTGACCTCTATCTGCCTCATCCCAAGGAAACCTTCACTATTCCAAACGTGACTTACTTGGAGACGGAGCTGATCTTTGAAGATGTCCTAGCCCAACTCTTTCAAGAATACGAGTTCGTCCAGGTCTATCATTTTACTTCATCAGTCAGCCTCCACTTACAAGACCTGCCCCATGTGACCATCACAGGTATTTCCCTCCCCTACTATGAGGACCGTCAAAAAGAATTGCGACGCTTAGGTTGTCAGTTTGAAAGGGTTTCACTTGGCTGGTAGCATAAATATATATATTAGGAAATGTAAATCCATGCACTAGCTTGGATTTTTTATTGGGGTATTAAGTAGATGTTAGGTATATTGATAGAATCTAGTAAAAGTATGATTCATATGATATAATTCAGATTAGTAAATCTTTCTGACAAACAAGTACAGATAAATGAGTCGCGAAGGTTACCGTATATGATAGGAGATTGTTATGACTAAAATGGTTACAATACATCCAGGGCTCTGGCAAAGAGAGGTTAGAAAATATGGCTTTGAATCATCCCAATTGTCTAGAAAGAAAATTGCAGATTATTTAGGTTGGGGACATCTATATATTTTAACCCATCCTCAAGTTCGACCAGATTGGAAGGCAGGCTATGAACAAATAGGTTTTGAAAGGGATGAATTAGTGAGTGTAAGCCATTATCAATCAGATATTGGTCATGATGAATTAAGTATTCGTCCTTCCGATATCATTGATAGGTATCCTAATGGAAAAATGACTGTTATTAATGGATTTGTGGCTAGTATTGAATTAGAAGACGAAACCCTATATTTTACTTCAGGATTATATTTAAAGAAAAATAAATTCGAAGACAATCCTAAACA